AAGATGAAAAAAATGGCTGGGTAGTGTATACTTTAAATACACAAATTAAAGCTGAAACTAAAATTCAAAATGAAATTAAGCTAGAAAAAGTAGCGCCTATTAATGGGCTAGAATCTAAACGTATAAGAAATAATTAAAGGAATAAGCTCATGGCAACTACAGCTGCGGATCAAATTAATGGTGCTTTACGTTTAATAGGTATGCTTGCTGAAGGTGAAACACCTTCTGCTGCCACTTCACAAGACGCTTTAGTTGCATTAAATCAAATGATTGATTCATGGAATACTGAACGCCTTTCAGTATTTAATACGCAAGATCAAGTTTTTTCTTGGACGCCTGGGCTTAAAACGCAAACACTTGGGCCTACAGGTAATTTTGTAGGCAATCGCCCTATTTTACTTGATGATTCAACTTATTTTAGAGATCCTTCATCTGGCATTTCTTTTGGTATTAAATTTATTAATCAACAACAATATGATGGTATTGCAGTAAAAACGGTTACTTCTACATACCCTCAAGTAATGTGGATTAACATGGAATATCCTAATATTACTATGACTGTTTATCCAGTGCCTACTAAAGTATTGGAATGGCATTTTATTTCTGTTGAAGAATTAGATAATCCAGCTACATTGACTACAACTTTAGCTTTTCCACCAGGGTATTTACGTGCGTTTAAATATAATTTAGCTTGTGAAATAGCAGCTGAATTTGGTGTTGAACCGTCACCTACAGTACAACGTATTGCTATGACTTCTAAGCGTAACTTAAAACGAATCAATAATCCTGATGATATTATGTCATTACCGTATAGTATTGTTGGTACTCGTCAACGATTTAACATTTTTGCAGGCAACTATTAAAAGGAAATAAAATATGTCAAATATCGCCATTTCAGCATTACCCGTCGCAACAACACAAGCCAGTGCAGACGTATTACCTATTGTACAAAATACAACAAGTACAACTAAACAATTATCTATTGCTAATTTATTTACTAATTCTACTTTAATTACACCTATTTTAGGTACACCACAATCAGGTACTTTATCTAGTTGTACAGGCTTACCTATTTCAACCGGTGTATCAGGATTAGGCACTGGCATAGCTACGTTTTTAGCCACACCTTCTTCTGCTAATTTACGTACAGCTTTAACAGATGAAACAGGCACAGGCTCTGCTGTTTTTGCAACTAGCCCAACTATAGCATCGCCAACTATAACGTCGCCAACTTTAACTACACCAATATTAGGTACGCCAACATCAGGTACCTTAACTACTTGCACTGGCCTTCCTTTAACAACAGGCGTTACAGGTACATTACCTGTAGCTAACGGTGGTACAGGGGTTACAACTTCAACAGGTACAGGAAACGTTGTTTTATCTGCATCGCCTACTTTTACAGGCACTACAGTTTCAGCTAATATTTCTTATTCAGGTTTAATTGCTACAACGGCTGCGGCGCCTACCGTTGCTTCAGCAACAACAATTGCACCAACTACGCCTATTGTATTTATTAGTGGTACTACAGCTGTTGTAAACATTACGGCGCCAGCGCCTATTGCATCTGGTGGCGGTAGAATTACTTTAATTCCTACAGGTGCATTTACTTGGACTGCCGCAGGTAATATTGCTGTTTTAGGTACTGCGGTTGTAAGTAAAGCATTAGATATGACTTACGATGTAACAACTGCTAAATGGTATCCTTCATACGTTTAATTTATGAAAACGCCCATTTTTGGTCAAACTTATGTAGCTAGAAGTGTTAACGCTGCAGATAACCGTATGGTTAATCTGTTTCCTGAAGTTTTAATTGACGGAAAAGAAGCTGGCTATTTGAATAGAGCGCCTGGATTAGAATTTTTACAATCCGTAGGTACTGGCCCTATTCGCGCTCTATGGGCGCATCAAACTAATGGTTCTGATTTTTATGTAGTGTCAGGGCAACAAGTATATAAATTAACAGGGATGTACAATACGCCGGTGTTATTAGGCACTATAACAGGTACAGGGCCTGTATCTATTGCTGATAATGGCATTCAGATATTTTTTGCTTGCAATCCTAAAGGCTATATATATAACGAACTTACTAATGTATTTCAAGAAATTTTAGATCCTGATTTTCCTGGCGCAGTTACCGTTACATATTTAGATAACTATTTTGTTTTTAATGAGCCAAATAGTCAAAAAATATGGGTCACAAGTCTTTTAGATGGTACACAAGTTGATCCTTTAGATTTTGCAAGCGCTGAAGGTTCACCTGATGGCGTTGTAGGGATTATTTCAGATCACAGAGAGTTATGGGTATTTGGGTCAGATTCTGTTGAAGTATGGTATGACGCTGGGTTAGCTGATTTTCCTTTAACTCGAATACAAGGTGCGTTTAATGAAATCGGATGCGTTGCACCTTTTTCTATTGCTAAATTAGATAACGGCTTATTTTGGTTAGGTACAGATGCACGCGGTCAAGGTATAGTATATCGTGCTAATGGCTATACAGGTCAACGTATTTCAACGCACGCAATTGAATGGCAAATTCAACAATATGGCAATATATCCGATGCTATTGCTTATACATATCAACAAGACGGACACGCTTTTTATGTGTTAACTTTTCCTACAGGTAATGCGACTTGGGTTTTTGATGTAGCTACACAAGCATGGCATCAACGCGCTGGATGGGAAAATGAAGAACTTGTACGTCATCGTTCTAATTGTCAATGTAACTTTGAAGGTAATATAATTGTAGGCGATTATGAAAACGGAAACATATACAAGTTTAATTTAGATGTCTATGCTGACTATAATACAGAACAAAAATGGTTAAGATCATGGCGCGCGTTACCTACAGGGCAAAACAATCTTAAACGTACAGCACAACACTCATTACAATTAGATGCAGAAACTGGCGTAGGCTTAAACTTATACCCAGCTTATGATTCACAAGATTTAATAACTGAAGATGGTAATATTATAGTAGCTGAATTTGTACAAGGCTATTTAGTTACACAATCAGGCGATCAATTAACTACAGAAGCTAGTGATAATTTTGAAGCTTTAGTTACTATAGATTGGCCTGAACCTTATCCAAATGGTTACGCATTAGCTACAAACGCTTATCCTGCAGCACCTGGATATGATCCACAAGTCATGTTACGTTGGTCTGATGATGGCGGTCATACTTGGTCTAATGAACATTGGAAATCAATGGGTAAAATAGGACAGTTTAGTACTAGAACAATATGGCGTCGTCTTGGTATGACTACTAAACTTCGTGATCGCGTATATGAAGTATCAGGTACAGATCCTGTAAAAATAGCTATTGTAGGCGCAGAACTTGAGCTAAGCCCAACTAATGGCTAATACGATAAACATAACTAATATACCAGCGCCACGCGTTGATGTTATTGATCCGCGTACAGGGTTAATGTCTGCAGTATGGTATCGGTTTTTTTATAATATGTTTGTTTTAGTAGGCAACGGATCTAATCAAATAACTTTAGAAGATTTACAAGTAGGGCCAATTAATAATGATCAGTTTATTATTGATATAGAAGGCGTAAATTTTAATACACAAGCGTTAGTATCTAGCTTAGATTCACAAATAGCTGAATTAACTAAGCAAGTACAAACGGCTGAATTAAGTGCAGAAGCAGCCGTTAATACTTTACAAGCGCAAATTATGAACTTGGCTACAGATGTACAAGCTTTAGCGGTTACACCGCCTGTATTACCAAGTTTAAAAAGATCAAGATATGGATCTTTTTATGATACAACAACGCAAACAGCTACTGTTATTAATACAGCTAAAGCTATTACGTTTAATACGACTAGCTTAAGTAAAGGTGTTTATTTAGGTTCGCCAACGTCGCGTGTATACGTAGATACAGAAGGCGTATATAATTATCAAATATCAATTCAGCTAGATAAAACATCAGGCGGCGTAGCAGAATTTTATATTTGGTTTAGAGTTAACGGTGTAGATGTAACTGACAGCGCTAGTCAGATTAGAGTACAAGGTAATAATGCGGAAATTTTTTCTGCATTAAACTATCTTTTTGATTTAAAAGCAGGGGACTATGTAGAAGTAATGTTTTCGGTATCAGACTTAAGTGTACAACTTTTAGCTGTTGCTGCGACGGCACCGGTTCCAGGGATACCGTCTATTATTCTTACAGTTTCAAATAATATTAATTAAGGAGCAATACTATGACAGTTACCGTAAAAGTTTTAATTCCAGCTAAAACAGCTGAGAATACTCAAACAACACAATATACAGCGACTAATGTAACTACGATTATTGATAAGTTTACAGCAACTAATTACAGCGCTGCGGCTGCAACAATTAGCGTTAACTTAGTGACTGCAGCAACGTCAGCGGGCGACGATAACTTAATTGTTAAAACCAAAACTTTACAGCCTGCGGAAACTTACACTTTTCCGGAAATTGTAGGCGCTGCTTTAGCATCCAATGGATTTATTTCAACAATTGCAAGTGCAGCTTCTGCAATTAATATTAGATCTAATGGACGTGAAATAACATAATGGATGATATAACTAATGTTTC